TCAGGTGTATATAATGCGTGTCCAACTTCGTGACCAACAAGTAGATCATAAACTGTGCTTGATGCTGTCTTCCAAATAGGTAGAACTAGAACTCTGTTGACAACATCAAAAGATGCAGTTGTCACTTTGCGATGCTCAACTGTTAAGTTTTCTGTTGCTAGTAGTTTAGCGAGTGTTCCTTTTACTTCCTGATTGATCATTGGTTTCCTTGTGTATGTACTTATTATAATACATTATTGAGGTGTGTGCCAGTTCAATGGACACTTTCTCAACTGTCACATCACCGCAGTTACACTCATTACTGTTGCACCAGGATTACGAGCAAGTGCTACTTGCTTTGCATCTTGATAATCAATAGCGATTACCTCTTCATCCCAAACTTTACCTGCTTTGTATAGAGTTACTTTACATACCATCAGGAATCCTCCGACATTTTTGAGAAATCATTTATCTTTTCAAACTTCAAAGTGCGTAGAAATTTATCTAATAACACATCACCCTTATGGGAAATAACAAACAGATTAGTTGTTTGACCCAATGACTTTAATATTTGTAGTAACTCGTTAGTTGCTGCAGCATCAAGAGAAGAATCAAAGACCTCATCAAGTATCAATAGATTAGTTGCTACACTATTCTTCATTCTAGCAACTTCTCTCCATGTAAACAAAAGAGATAAGTCTATCTTCTGTTTTTCTCCTTCAGAGAAAGATGCATAACTAAAATCATCTCTAAATCTACTCTTCAACTTCTCATTAAACTCTTCATCTAGAGTAAAGTTTACAAAGAAGTCCATACTGTTGAGATATTTATTGATTAACTTGTTAAAAATCGGCACATATTTTTTGATGATTTGAGATTTTATACCACTATCTTTGAGTAGTTGTGATATAACTTGGAACTCATCTAGTTTTCTATTGACATGAGCACAACTCTTCATGGTCTCATCTAAACTAGATTCAAACTCTACTAGGATAGATTCTTCTTTATCAATATTAGGTGTAACAGTTTGTAGTTTGTCTATTTCCTTTTCTCTTCTAAGGTTTTCTTTACCTAGTCTAAGAAGTTCACGTTCTATTGCAGATATATCTGTTCTTAAATCATGGCACTTCATTGATATATCATCTGCTGCTTCTATTTCATTCATCAATAAGTTTATATCTGCCTTAAGATTGTTTAGATTTTTTGCTATTGACTCACCAGTTTCTTCTAATGATTTTATTTTCTTACTCTTAAATGTCTTTTTAATATCTTGTGTACAGGTAGGACAGGTATCATGAGTAGATAGAAACTTTATTTCTTTCTTAGCTAGTTTCAACTCAGAGTTTAAAGAACCTTGATCTAGTTTTAAGTCATCTAGTTTAGTTCTTTGTTCTCCTGTATCCTTTAGTTCCTTTTGCAGTTGTTCTAAATCAAACTGATGTATCTCCAACTCTCTTTCTTGAGTAGTTATTTCATCTTTATTTGCATCTATCTTATCTTGTATCTCTTTCTGTCTAGAAGCATTGACTTCTTTCAGTTGTTTCAATAAGTTTACTTGTGCTGATACTTTCTGTTCTGCTACAGTTAATAAATGATCACATTCTTTTCTTGATGCCATTGTCTCTCTTACTCTATCTTTGAGTAAGGTATTCATTTTTGAGAAGATCTTGATGTCAAGTAAATCCTCAATAACTTCTCTCCTGTGACTTGCTCCGAGTTGCATGAAGGGGACAAATGTGGATGAACCCAAGATGACGACTTGTGTAAATGATTTGAAGTTGAGTTTGAGAACTGATCCTTCAAGATATTTTTGGGTGTCATTCGCTGCAGCGTCCTGATCGACAAGTTTATTGTTCCTGTATAGTTCAAATACATTTGGTTTGATTCCTCGGAATACTCTGTATTCATCCTTTCCTATAGAAAATGTTACTTCTACTTTTGTAGATTTTTCGTTAATACTATTTACTAACTGACCCCTAGTTATCTTTCTAAAAGGTTTATTAAATAATCCAAAACACAAAGCATCCAACATAGTGGATTTACCAGATCCATTATGTCCTACTATTAATGTAGACTGACTGCCATCTAGTTCAATTTCAGTCCATTGGTCACCAGTGGAAAGAAAGTTCTTCCACCGCAATGTTTCAAATACGATCACTTTTTGATTTTGCCTTTCGGGATAATAAGTTGGTTCTCTTTAATGATTGTGAATCGATAATCATGTTTTACACAGTTCATAGCAATGATATCTGGATCAACTTCCATGATCTCTAGATTTCTTTCACAGTCGTTTGCTTCGACAAGACCCATGTGTCTAACTGCATCATCCTCAGACTGAAAAACCGTTACAGTTTTATACTTGTCCTTAGATTGAACAGCGTAGATTCCTCCTGATTCTTGTTCGATTAATACAAACATTATAGTTCCGATGCCTCAACATACAGTGATCTCATAACAGACTTGACGTTTGACTTATCAACTTTAAGCTCTATCTCATCTATGTATGATTCAAGTAATGTCATGGTGTCCTCTGTTTCCAGAGTACTATCCGAACATTCTAGTTCAGCACTGAGGTCTTCGACAATCTTAAGATCTCCGAGACCTATGTTTTGGAGTTGCTTGACCGCGTAGTCAAACTTTTGGTAATCACCTTTCTCCTCTACTATAAGTTTTACGAATGATCCTTTGAGGTCTTCTGACTCTGGTATACTAACTCCATTATTATAATACAGTTTATGAAAAGTGTCAAAGGGATTCCTATAAAAAGTAGTCTTAAGAGTAGTCGTGTCAAAAACATGAAACCCTCTTTTACATCCGTAGTCATTCCAGTATAGTTGATAAGGATTACCTAAGTAAGATATATTACCTCTAGTTGATTTCTGATGATAGTGTCCACTGAACACACGTTTGAACTTATTGAAGAAGGTTCCGTCCATACCACTTTCCATAACATGTCCAGGGTGTGCTTCAAAACCATTCAGTTCTAGATGACCCGCACACACAGGTGCTTTAGATCTTTGAACTGCTTCAAATACTTCAGACTTGTTCTCATCACAAATCCAAGGTAATAATAGTATGTCAGTCCCATCATAACTCTTTGTCGTTGGTTTGTCAATGACCTCAAAGTTATAATCTCCTAGTATCTCACTCGGTGCATTTATTCTTAGAGTATTCTTATAGTATATGTCATGATTGCCAATCAACATGGTATGATTACATCCCAGTTCTTTTAAGGGATTAAACCACATTTCTTTAGCAGAGTCCAAAGACATAAAGTTGATATATCTTCTTCTATCAAACGTGTCGCCAAGATTTAAAATCTCTTTTATGCCTGATGCTTTGATAAAAGGGATCACCACTTTACTATAGAACTTAGCATAGTGGTTGATAAAATGTTGATTATCATTACGCACACCGAAGTGCTGATCCGTAATAAGTAGGATCTTCATGGACGACGAGTTTTTATTTGTATATTATTCTTGATAGCATTATAGTCGGTATTTCCTGATCCGTCAACTGTAAAGATATCTGAGTAACCGTACTTGTCTATGATCTTGTCTTTTATATCCATCTGCCTTTTTTCTTTAGCAATCCTACGAAGGAAAGCATAGTAAACTATCTGAGTGAAGTAAGCAAAAGGGTTCTTTGATTTTTCTGGATTGAAGTTCTTTATATATTGTACACAGTTCTCATACCCATCAGCAATCATGTCATCTTTGTACATGTAGTTTATAAAGTTTGGTCGGAATGACAAGTGTGTAGCTATTTTAAGAAAGCACTCACCTAAGTATTCATCGATTCGGGGTTCAGTATTACCTAGTTTTTCTGCCTCGGCAACTTTATTTTTATATACTATGATAGACTCCAAAAACTTCTTGTTATCTACATAGTGAGGTTTTCTTTTCTTTGGAGCAGCAGTTTTTTTCTTCCCTTTAGTGGGATCTTTGACGAGGACTTTACCCTCAGAATCAGGTTTTTTTGTGGGCATTTGGTTATATGTTCCAATATTATATTATAGCACACTTGACAAGAATGTCAATAAGGTGTACAATAACACTGTAAGGGTTCAAGGGTTATTCTTAGCTTTATATATTTTTTCAAAGAGTGATCTATAGTCGTCAATATTTCCAACGTATCCACCTATAGAATTTGGTTCTATATGAAACTTATTTTTGTCGGGGGTGTCTGTCAACTCTACTCCACTACCTTCCGCCAAGACGAACGCATCATATAATATTTTAATATTCTTACTCATGGTAGAGACGCAGAGAATATCTTTTTCTCTAATCACATAAAATTCTTCATCAGATAGTTGCTGCCATTTTATAAATCCCATACCTCTGGCGATTTTTGTATCGCTGATAGGATTACTAATGATCTCAACGCATAGAGGATCTTGTAAAAACACAATAGATTCATTGTGATCTTTGGTTAGAATTGCTTTAGCTAGCACTTCATCTCCATTGACCAGTTTAAAGACCCCAAAAAATTCTTCTTCGTGTTTGATAAAATTAAGCATCTTTTTTGAGTTTTAGATCTATGATTTCATAATCAAATTTTTCTTCATTATATACTTTGACTCTTTCCATGAGGTGATTCAAAGTATAGTTATTACCACGATCTGTGGAAATGTCATCCGCGATGTCATACAAGGTTGCCATGGATTTGTTTTCTCCTTTCCTTAGAACCCTACCTATTGATTGTAGATTCCTGATTCTAGATTTAGAGGGAGAAGCAAAAATCACATTATGCAACTTTTTAATGTTGATCCCTGTAGAGAACGTTCCGTATGATGCTACAATGATAGCATTATCTGAAGTTTCAGTAAGATGTCTTATATCTTCCCTATCTTCAGTGCCTACACCACCGTGTACAAGATACACTTCTCGTTCTGTATTACTATTTATGAGGTTAAACAGAGGGATGCCATGACGATCTACATAGTTGAAGAGGATTAAAGTGTTACCTTTAAGGTCTATTGCAAGGTTTTTAATAAAATTATTCCTGCCATCATGCTCTACAAGGTATTCCATTTCATCTTGATATCCTTCAAATAGTTTCTCCTCATGTTTCAACAAAAGAACTTTTACCTTTAACTTAGCAACATGACCTTGTTGCATTAGCTTACTAGTCTTAGTTACTTGTGAACATCTACCAAACAAACCCTCTAGTACTAGTTGATTTACGTTAGCACCATCTAGTGTACCAGTAAATCCAATACGATATTTACAATCGTGTAACTTACCCATCAATGTACTTAGAGATTTTGCTTTAAAAAGGTGTGCTTCATCGCCAATCACGCAGTCAAATCTATCAAACCATTTCTTTGGTTCTTTATAAACTGACTGCCATGTGGTAATCACTACCTGATGGTCTGTATATTTCTCCTGTCCTGCATAGATTCTATGGCAAAAGGATGATGCTTTCCAACCATATGATTCAAAATCTTTATACATTTGTTCTACTAGAGAAGTAGTAGGAACAACTATCAATACATTTCTTTTTATATTAGTATGGTATCTCACTAATGCATAGATCATCAAGGATTTCCCGCTTGCAGTTGGCGACAATAGGAGTCGTCTGTTGTATCTCAGGCATTC